CAAGCAGAGATTGATAAAATTGCAGAGATACTACGCACCATACAAGAATTCATGCCTAATAGTCTTGTTGACATTCTTGACAACAGTACTATACCCAATGATCCTATAGAAGGCACAGCGGATGAATTGTTAGAAGCAGTGATGATGGATCTTGAACACTTGTTAGGTGATTTCAAAGAACTAATTGTTATTGCCAGTGAAGAGAACTTGGAAGAAATTAGCAACTACGCACAGGACCAAGCATTAGACATAGAAAAGTCAATTTGGATGTTGCGTAGCACATTAGAATAATTAAATGCTGATCTTTTTATACGCATAACTACCTCTAACGCTGTAACCAGCACGTTCGTGTAGTCTTAAAAAAGCATCTTGGCTATGTCGCATAGTTGTGCTACAGATTATAGGATTTCTACTAAGTTTAGCCAGTTCTTCCCAATGTTCCATCATGTCTTTGATTAGTTTAATGCGTGTGCGTGAGGGTAATGCTAGATCCAAGTGTACCATACGCACATTGATCATAAGATCATCACTCCAAAAAGCACGATCTCCACTTTTGGCCCAGTTGTAAGCAAGTAATTTATTGTTGTCATCACGTGCCACAGTTAAAAGTTCACTGCCGGGATAGTATGTTTGGTTCAACACAGCATAAGCAAGGTTTCTAGCGTATACTGGAGGTTCTGGTTTAAAGATTAAATCAATCTCAGTTTGAAAATGTTGTTCAGCCATTTTAACAATGTCGTCAACATCCGTGAGATGAGCAAAAGTCCAATTATAATTCATTTCATTTCCTGTCAATACTGTATTTAATCTATATAAATAATAATATGAAACAAGATAGCATAGAACAACCCAAAGAAAAGAAAAAGATCTCCAGCCGAGGCGGAGCTCGTCCTGGCTGCGGCCGTAAAAAAGGCAGCAAGAATCATGTCAGCGTAGAAGACTTGCTCAGTAGCTTAGAAGCCAGAACAGGTGGACAACGTTATGAAGAATTATTAATTGAAGACTTTATAACAGCTCGCAGTGAAGGTGATAAAAATATTGTGTTAAAGTATCACAACTTGATATTGAACAAAGTTATGAACACATTGGCCAAGATTGAAGTCACAGACAGTGCAGACGCTATACAAACCAAACAGTTGGCCTTTGCAGAAGCATTGAGTAAACTCACTGGTGTTAAACAAAGCTAAATAATACTATGGCCACAAAGAAAAAAGTAAATTTAAGTGTTGGCAGAGGTGAGAAATTACCAGCCAGCAAGGGCGCAGGATTAACTGCCAAAGGGCGTGCCAAATATAATGCTGCCACTGGCAGTAATTTAAAAGCACCAACTAAGTCAGGTCCTAGAAAAGAAAGTTTTTGTGCTAGAAGCGAAAGTTGGGATGGCGAGCGTGGTAAAGCCGCTAGAAAGCGTTGGGGATGTTAATATGAAAAATGGTTTATACGCAAATATAAATGCAAAACGAGATAGAATAGCCGCAGGCTCTGGAGAGCGTATGCGTAAGCCTGGAACCAAAGGTGCTCCAACACCCAAGGCTTTTACACAATCAGCCAAGACGGCTAAAAAAGGAAAAAGTAAATGAAACATAACAGCATTACACAAAGCGATGTGAATTTAGATTTTGCCGGCATGAAGGGCGATGGCGTTAATCGCGGCGCAACCAAATTTGCAGGTAACATGCACAGTGGTGTTCAAAACCCCAACAAACTAATTACTGGCAAGCGTGGTCCAACTGGTGGCGGCACAACAATGCCCGCAGTGGGCAAAGACATGTTCACTGGCAAGCCACAACAACGCCAAGCAGTCAGTGATGGTGCTACCACTGCAATGCCTAAATTAGGTAAAGAAAAATTTGACTTCGGTCGTGGTCCAACAAAAGGAAATCAGCTATGAGAATGTCTACAAAAAACATGCAAGCAAAAGAGATCAACCAAAAGCCAGGTCCAAGAACTGGTAACATGGACGCAAACGGTAAACGTGCCGCATTTATGAAAGAAAAAGCCAGTTCAGGCAATGAGAAATCAGCATTGGCAGACATGGTAACCAATGCAGTGGCAGCTCGCGGTCGCGGTATGAAACCATTCATTGATCCCACAGTTGAAGGTATAAGTTCCAACACCAACGTTGGACCTAAAAAGAATTCCACTGCTGATGGCGCAAAGTTACCATCAAAATACAAAAGTCCAAAGAAGTAAACCATGAGCTACGGCAGCTATGATAATCAAAGCCCGTTAAATCAGCCGTTTAATCCCACAGCTAATAATGGTATTGGCACTGATATTGGCCGTAGCATAGGCAATAGCATTGCCACTGGTTTAATTGGAGAAGGCGCACAAGGTCCGTTGTCCGGCTTAACTAGAGGCCTGCCAGGCATGATTACGAACAATGTCATAGGCCCGGCAACAAATCGTTTAACTAGTGGCAGAAATCTTCAAGGAATTGGCCAAGACATTTTTAATGATAACTTGCCAGGTGCTCCAATGACTCCACAACAACGAGTTGATCAAAGTCAGCAAAGTGGTGGCATCTTAAGAATGAGAGGTCAACAACCTGGCAATAATGTAGACCCTGACGGCTTTAAAATTGCTGATCCTAATGCGGGCATGCCAATGCCAGGTGGTAAGAGTGGTCCAGGTGGTAAGAGTGGTCCAGGTGGTAAGAGTGGTCCAGGTGGTGGAGGAATATTCCAACCAGGTGGTGGAGGAATAGCCACACCATTTGATCCTACTTCCAAACCTGGCGGTATCAATCCAGTCTTTACTCCAGGTGGCCCAGTTATTGATGACATGCGATACAAAGGTCCTCCAGGTGGCCCAACTCCAATGCCAATGCCAGGACAACAGCCTGGTGGCAAGAGTGGTCCAGGTGGTGGAGGAATATTCCAACCACCCGGCGAAAATTTATACGACCGATTCACCGGTCCAGCCGTAATGATGCAACCAGTTGACGGCGATGCCAATTTGACTTTTAATCGTTAAATACAAGTGAGACAATAGTCTCACTATAGCATAGAAAATCAAGGAATAGAAATGAACAAGAAAACACAATCACCTACACCCACAGATGTAGCCAGCCCTTGGGGCGAAGAACCCACACAAGATGAAATACTAGATGTCGCCCAAGCAATAGCAGGCGCACGTATTCCAAAATCAACCAGCAACGCAGAATATGACTTGGAAGGTCTAATGACTGACTTTCCCACAGCCAAAGAACTAGAACGTTTTGTCTTTGATGAAACCGGAGTTGTGTTAAACCTAAAAGGTCGTGCCAACAAACTAAAATATCAAACTGCCATGGATGTATTAAATGGCGAAGACATTGATTTAAAATTTATTGGCAGCGACAATCCATATATTGATAAAATAGACATGGTGCCAGTTGAACCATTTCCAACAATGCCGGATCGCGATCCCACACTGCCACCTGAAAGTGAATTACAAAACTATTTCTTCAGTCCTTTAGTTCCGCATCCGGATCCAGACTTTAGAGCAATTGGTAAGAAATGTCATTGTACATTCCGCAAATATAATAATGGTGCTATCAGTTATGAAATCAATGGACCATGGGAAAAAAAAGAACATGGCACAAAAATTGACAAGTATGGCAGAGAGCGTCCCGAGATTATCAAATGGATCGGCACATGCAGTGGTGAACAAACAATTCAACGTGAAGATGGCACACTGACTCCAGTGGGACGTAGACTACGCACCATGATGCAAAGTCAGCGTATTAACAATAATAATTTCTGGGATGTATTTGTGGACAGAGACTTTGGACAATTTAACAATGAAGCTATTGTTGATCCATGGGGCACTGACACTAGAAACTAATATGACAGACCATACTTTAAGAGATGGCGCAATACATCAAGCGCAACAAGCTCGCATAGTCAAAGATACTTTAATATTACAAAAAGTAAATGCGGCACACCGAGAAGCTTTTGTAGAAAAGTTTCCCGGGCAATGCGAACACATCCTGCGCTTGATAGCTGAACGTTTACAAGCCATACTAACTAATAAACCTCAAGCATTACATGATCCAGAAACATGGACTGTCACTGCCGCTGAGATAGCCAGTCTCAGCCAAGCATTACATTATGTATATCAAATACACCGAGATATAAAAAATGTTCAATCTAACACATGATGAAAGCAGTAGCGTAGACATAGGTGGAGTTTGGATTGGTCCCGACGAATTTGAACTTCATTTTAGATTCAACACTGACGATCAAGAAGATTTAAATGTTTGTCTGCTGTTAACGCACGATGAATTAAAAACATTGGCAGGTTATTTAGACAGTAAAATAGTAATAAACAAATTAAGGTCTATGTAATGCTGGGCAATAATATATTAATGAGCCGCGCATTACGTTATGCTGTTGACGAACACGATCTTACCATGGATGCCTTGGCCAATCTCAACGGTGATTTAAAAACAAAACTACAAGATTTAAGCATTGAAATTGCTGAAGATATGAAGTTCAATCAGCTTAAATACTTTAGACCCTTTGAACATCAAAAGAAATTCTTTTTAACTGGTAGTTCAGGACGCAGAGGAATACTTGCTGCCAACAGGGTTGGTAAAACAGTGAGTACCTGTTATGAAACTGCCATGCACTTGACTGGACTGTATCCGGATTGGTGGCAGGGCTATAGATTTACCACAGCCATTACTGCCATGGTGGCAGGTGAGGGTTGGAGTCAGGTAGCATTGGTATTACAAAATGAATTACTGGGAACACAGGATGTTAAAATTACTGAAAATCTTGGCACTGGTGCCATACCTCGTGCTTGCATTGTGCCTGACACTATGCGTAATGATGGTGCTAATAACATTGGCTGTGAAATTAGGCATGTTAGTGGTAGTAATAGCTATCTACTATTTGCTAACTACACTCAAGAAGTCCGCCAGCTCCAAGGTTTCAAACTTAACCTAGCAGTATTTGATGAACAACCGCCCGACGACTTTTTCAGTGAGATTGTTACGCGAACTGCTACCACGCAGGGTAAAGTTCTATGTTCGTTTACACCGCTTAAAGGTCTCAACGGCCTTGTAAGTAAATTTTGGAACAA